ATGGTCCCCGTGCAAATCGAAATAGGGCTCGCCATCGTCATTGCAGACGATGGCGTACCCCATAACGAGACCCAGCGTGTCGTCGACCTTGATAACGGTCGCATCCGCGTGGGAAGCTGTCTGAAAATCAGCCATTAGCTGGCCACGTTGCCGACGTCGATCCAATACAGGTCGATCGTGCCGTCCGCCAGGATGGTGTCATCCGTGGTGATGGACGCAGCCGCGTTGAGGAAGAGAGCGAGCGTCGCGCTGTCCGCCAATCGGAGCGGATAGGTCAACGTGCCATCATCGTTGGAGTGCACCACAAGAGCTGGCGTCTCATCGGTCGCCGTCAATGCGGTGCCCGTGAGGACATCGATCATAGCGCCGGACAGGGTGGCGTTCGAGGCGATCGCCGTGCCCACAGCCATGGTCACATCAGTCGTGCCGATGATGCCGCCCGTCTCCAAACCTTTGGTCAGTTCGAGGTTCAGTTCGACGCCGAGCAGGAGCATATTGCTGTCCGCAAGGTCGACGATCTTCGTCCCGCCGAAATCGTCCGCTTCAGCAACGCTGATGAGGAAAGAGGCGAGGGTGAGTTGGGTGTGGTTGACAAAAGCTTTTTGCTTGGTGGATGCAGTGACGCCGGTGTTCACCGTGACGCCTGTGTCTTCAACCACCACTTGGTTGGCGACCTGCAGAGACCCATCGACTTCGATATCATTGAAGACTTGGGTTTCCTTATACTTATCGACCATTGCGTGCATCTCCGTAGGTTCAGACCAATGTCAAGCAGCTTGTCATAGCTGAAGACAATGGGCCACCAGCAGTTGCACGTTAAATCGCATCAATTCTCATTGTTCGCACGCAGCGGCAGTTCACCACTTCTGATGCAGGGGCTTCGGGATCGCCTGGATAGCGTAGGGCAAAACCATCACCCGAAGTGAATGCTTGATCGAAAGAACGTTGCTGCCCGTCCATCTCGGCGTGCGATCCTCGCACTCGCTCATCTCGAGCCGTGACCCACGTCTGCAGTAGGCTTTCTGGCGCCAACTGGCCTTCGTCGATAGCTTGCTGGTACATCTCTTCTGCTCCTTGGTGCACTGCACGCAAGGCTTCAGTCCGAGCAATGGTCACAGCCCGGAAATTGATGTATCTGCGCTGGTAAGCCGCAACCATACGATCTATTTGAGTTTTGGTCAGAGGCGTTCGCGTTCGGATCGCTCGTTGCACCGATCTGTCAAACCGACGGTCCCGAAGCGTACGAGATAGCGCGGATTTGCTCGTATTCTCAAGCAGAATGCGATAATGCTGCACTGCAGCCGCTTGCTTCTCTGTTAGACCGATCGCATGACGGAAACGAACTGCCATTTCCCTTGGATTGATGCCTTCTTGAACGCCCTGCGTAAGAACTGCGCGAACCGCTCTGCGTTGTTCCCCTGTGAACTCTCGGACCAAACGCAGTCGGTTATCCCGTGTTATCTGGACCGCACGTTCATTTGTTTCATCAAATCCAACGCGAACCGTCAGCACATTCCCTGAGAGGAAGCGTGCTGTGTCAGATCCAGTGGTACGGAAGCCACCATTCACAGCAGTCGCTAGGCCACCAGCCGCCGCGTTCAAGCTCGCTAAGGCTTCATCTACGGCGCCAACCGCAAGAAGCTCTGCAAGCTCATTCAATTTGGTGTGAGATACAACGTCGACCACAAGCGTGGCGAAGGCTGCACGGATTTCAGGCTCAAGGGCGCCAATCAGACGCTCCAGTCGGGCGCCAGGATCTACTGCGCCACCAGCACGGACTGCCATATCAAGCTTCTACCTCCAAGGTGTAGGTAGCTGCGGCCGGATCGCGCGCCACAATCTCTTTGACGGTATAGGTGACACCTTCCATCGTGACCTCGTCGCCCTGCTCAGGCAACGCTGCGGGATCAATCAGGTTGGTGAAGAGGATTATGAATTGACCCTCACGCGACACTAGACCCGCGCCCGAACGTTCCTCCGTCTGGTTGTCCAGAAACCCCTGAACCGTATGCGAAGAAGTCGTCGGTTGAGTACCAGCGGCTAGAGAACCGGGGGTGCGTGACCCTTTGGTAATTTTCGTTAGGGTACCCGTTACGACATTCCCAGAGAACGCCGTTGCGACAAGGCCCGCGATGTCTATACCGAATAGGTCGGGCATTAACCGTACCCTTCAACAAGCTCGAAGTCGTCATCAAAGATCGTGACCTCATCTGAACCGGAAGCGAGAGTTCCCACATCCGTTGAAGGATCATTTCCGAAGAAGATCTTGATGAGATTAAACGCGGTCTCGTCCTGTAAGCGAACCCCCGTTGTCGGCTTGAAGAACTCGACCTCCGCTGACCCCGCCTTGACGCGCTCAATGTTAGAACCTGAGGTCCCAACGTTGGCTACAGTCGAGGTGATGGCAATGGTGCCAGCAAGCAGGATCGTGGCGTTCTCAATTTCAATCGGGACTTCGCTGGTAGACACTGCGGTGCCGTCGGGATAGTCGACGCTCGTCCGGGGCCATGCATTCTCTTGAACACCCTCAGCGCCCGTCTTAGTGCCTTCCCAAGTGAAATAGTCTAGGCGACGGGTAGCAGCAACGAGCATCTGCCCCTTCTGATCCGTCGACAAAGCAGCCCACGTGGTAGCACGCACCGGGTCCACAGCAAGATACGCATCCGCTTCAGTAACAGAGGCATAGGCCGTGTAGTTGATGGCCGAGATGGTGATGGTCGATATGGACACGTCCTGCCTCCTATAGCTCGTAGAAATTCAGTTGGAGATGGGCTACCTTAGCCTGACCCGCTAGGTTTGTCAAACGAATGAGATATACCCTCGTGTGGTTCAGGATCATCTCCTCAAAAAGACTTGCCCCTCCGCCTTGAGAATTACCTCCCGACCCACCTGGGATTAAGTGTTCGAGAATTAAAGTTCCATCATCTGTTATAGTCGGCCCTGAAGTTATGACTGTGGAGGCCGTATTAGAAGACATTCGATTACGATTAACAGGAGTATCTGCGGCGCCCGCTGCGGATACCGTAGTATTCTCAAATACCTCTAACTTAAAATCACCCCCAACATCACCAGTAGCTCGCATATGGGGAGGAGTTCCTGTAACAGGCGCTACGAGAAGTTCCAGCGAAGCATCGTTAGCTAGCGCCTCATCAATAAGATCGACCGTATAGAACCGCCCTTTATGGATATGCTCATGTACTTCACTCATACCAATGAGGAAGCCAGTTAAGCTATCCACTACAGCCATCTTGCCGTTGTCACGACCGTCTTCGTCAGCTCCTTTTATGAATGCACTGCGGGCGACCATCACGTATCTTCTTCGTTGAGGTTGTCTGTATCTCCTTCGTCACCATCTTCTTCAACGGCGGTACGGCGCTCACGTCCGACCACATCGTCAGAGGTCAACGCAGCATCCATGATATCGAAGGAGCCATCTTCATTCTGCACAGGCCGCTCGAGGCCCAAGAGGTCGCGCACTTCGCCAATGACCGGATCCGAAGACGCCAGAGGAGCACCGGCATTCGCCATATCCAGGAGAGCATTCGTAACCTGCTCGATATCCTTGAACTGGACGCTTTCAGCCTTCAACCGAGGACGCATTTCCTCAGGCCAACCATTCATAGCCCACAAAGGCTTCACGAGGTCATTGTCAAAGCTTGCGGTAAGCTCCTTCAAGGAATTGTCGATCACCATATAGAGCTGGTGTGCCTTTTCCTTAGAGAGCGCGAGAGAACCTTTGCCGTTGGCGCCGAGCATCAAGCCCTCAACGCCCAAGATCCGCGCCAGTTCGTTGTTCAAGCGGGCAATGGCTTCAGCGTTGTTCACGAAGCTTGTGCTTGTGCCCTTGAGAAGCTCGAGAGACCACTTGTTTGTTTGGGAAGGCCGAGCGACATCATCCTGGGACAGATATGGAGAACTGTCGAGCAGTAGACCGAGCTTTGGCCCTCGTATGTGGTTTTTGATGAATGTGCGCAGACCGCTTTCCAACCGGATACGATCCGCTGCTGTAATCTCCCCGTCGTCCACCTTCTGCTTCAGTTCGTCGAAGGGTCCGCGACCTACGGGGATACCACGGAGGTCCGTCTCGAAGCCATAGCCCTCCAGCTCCTCGTACCTCGCCAACCGCTTGGCCGGTTGAACCAGATGGCGGAAGAGGCCGAGACCCTCGGGGCTGTCAGACAGGGTGTCATCAACGAGATAGACGAGCTTCTGCCGGGGCAGATAGATTTCTTTACCATCTTGCACGGAAGTCTGAA